TTGTTCCATTTTCTTGCGGTAAGCATATGCAAGGTGTTCAGTAACATGGGCTGCCATAGCAGCTTCAATAGCTTTTGCTTGTGGGTTTTGCGACAATAAAGCTAATATCTTAGGGTCTTGCGCCGCTGCCATATGTACTGCAATGTGTGATTCATGGTCCTGATATAAAAACGCTTTTACTGGCTTACTCATCATTAAATTCTGATTTTCAGTTACAGGGTCTTCAGGTTTTTTATCTTCATCTAGCATCACAAGTTTCTGTGCATTCTTAATACCAAGAACCGCTAACATTTGACGGTGTAGCTGCGCCATATTATATAGTTGTGGTGCTTGTTGGGCTAACTGCAAAACTGCTTGGTATTGCACAATCTTTTGGGACATTGTTGCTGCATTAGGGTCCGAGACTGGAATAACCGTTACTAGTGAATAATCAGATTTTTTAGCTTTACGGCTACCAACTTCTGGCTCATACGGATACTCTTCGGGGCAATTCTCCTGAATGATGTCTTTTAACAAGCGAAGTTCTTGTTTCATTGAGTAGTGGATGCGAGCTTGAACTGCTGTCATTGTTTTTAATGTGCGCTCAAGGATAGCTAGGGTTGTCCCAACTGGTGCTCCAGCAGAGCCCATATCCGCTACTTGTAAATCTGCAGTATTAGCAAAACGACGTCCATCTTCAACAATCTGACCTAATAAAGCCATTAAAACCTGACTTGGCTCTTTATAAGGCAAGGGCATAATGTTGTCTTTCATCGCCCCACTTGGTACATCAACGTCCCTAAATTCTCCCGGAGCTATCGGTGTGTCATCTCCTTTAACTCGCAAACCACGTGTCTTGAAACCACCGGGCAAGTTAGATAATGTCCCAGCGTCGACCAGTTGACGAATAAGGGAAGTGCCAGACTTGGCAAAAGCACCAATAAGATGAATAAGACCGAAAGCATAAAACCCAAATCCCGGGATATACGGATAATGTACGAAGTGATTGCGTTTAAGTTTATATTCATTGTCTTCTTTCCAGTTTCTACGAATTGAAAGTACTTGTTGTGTACCCTTCTCGATAGTAACTACGTATGGTAATGCAAGTCCGGTTGGCTCACCGTCTTCTTCGTCCTCAAACCCTTCAAGGTCTAAGTCAACGTGCATTTCTAAAATCTTATATCTATCATCGGTTGTAGCACGGAATCCCATTTGTTCGGCAATTTGCTTCTCAACTTCATCCAAACTATTAACTGGGTCACCAAGGTCTACATCTAAGTAAAAACCCGAATACTGTAAGCGTTTAAGTTCATTTTCTGTCTTGCGCATTACGTGCGTAACACGTGGGCTTGCTTCTAAACTAGACACTCCATATGGGACAACTACATCTTCCGCAGGACAAAACATTGATACTTGTCTGCCAAGGTGAGGGTCTTCATATACTTTTTTAAACGCATTACCAGCTAAACCTAATCCCCATAACATACGCTCATGTTCTGCACGGTACTCAACCATGACATCCATAATCTGGTGGTTCATGTCTTCTTCAACCCGTTGAGCAGCTTCCATTTTTTCAGGGGTTTCTTTGCCAATGATTTCCATCTTAGCTGGACCTCTTGGCGGCATTGTTTCAATAATCATTTCAGCTTGAAACTTAACAAGTGCTTCACTTAATAGTGGGTGATATACACCACAAGCACCCTCCCACGGCTCAGACCGTTCTTCAATCTTCATACCAAGAAGTTCTAAACCATCAACATAAGTTTGCATCCAGTCTTTTCGGGAAGCAACATCATCTTCAAAATCTGATATTAAGTCGTTAGCTAATTGGGTTAGTACTGCGTCATCTATATATTCAGCAAGGTTATCACCAAAACCTTCTTCATCCTCACCTTTTTCTATGCGCATGATAGGTTCACCATCTATACCAATTTCTACAGCTTCTGGGTCTTCGATTGTTATCTCGAGGTCTGGTTCTGCATCGTTATTAATAGCAGCTATGCCTTGGGGCGCTGCATATAAACCTTTTTCTATTGCCATAATTAATAGTATCCTTTATTCCTACGAGACTTAAAGTAAATAACCTCATCTGGTTCATCGGTGTCTAATACAATAAACCCACCACGTCTAAACCTCATTATCGCCTGAGATGTCGAATCCACCAAGTCATCATGCTCGCCTGATGGAAAACTTGCAACTTCTTCAACTACTTCTTCAGCCCAATGTGTAGCCGGAACCCACACTTTACCACTAGCAAACACATCTGCAACAGCATTAAGCCTTGATACTTTGTCATTACCACGGTTAACTTCAACTTCTTGTACAGGTATGCCCATCTTCCGAAGTTCAAAAATAAGCGGCGCACCTGATGCTTTTTTCTCAATAATAACTGAGTCCGGCTCCCATTCCTTCCATTCTTCAACAGCTCGCATTTTAAGCTCAGGAAACTCCATACGCTTTTTAAAACTGTTAAGCAAGATTATATTAGCATCTTCCTTCTTTGTAACTGGATTAACTAGATAAAATACGCCCCATGTCGTACATGCAGAATAGTCTGACCGCTCTGTTTTAAGAAACGCCGTATCCCAAGATTGTATAATAAAGTTAATTTCGGGCGGATTCTCGTCATCCCACCACTTCCACCATTCTCTTTTAATAATAGCTGACACATCTGAGGTTGGCTGTTGCATATACTGCGCCATCCACTTGCCACTAGGTAATTCATTCCGTAATGCAGTTAACTCTTCTAAGTTCCAAAACTCGGGCCATAATGGTAAACCCGAAGGTAAAATAGCCGGAAAATCAATAACTTCCCATTCTTCGCCTGACCTTTGTGCAGCAGCTTTAATTACTTGTCCAGTCAAATCTTTCTTTGACCAGCGTGTCATAACTATAATAATAGCTCCGCCCGGTTGCAGACGCTGACGTGGTCCAGATGTATACCACTCATACACCTTATCGTAAACTTCTGGGTTAGATTCTGCTAGGGTTGCTTCTTGTTCCGAATGAGGGTCATCAATGATGAGGATATCTGCGCCCTTCCCAGTGACAGCGCCTCCAATACCGATAGCAAAATAGTCTCCGTTCTGGTTTGTCGCCCATCTTCCAGCAGCCTTACTGTCTGATTGAAGTCCAACACCCGGGAATATAGACTTATACACATCGGAATCGACGAGGTTTCTAACTTTTCGCCCAAATCCGACAGCAAGCTCTGCAGTATGTGATGTTTGAATGACCTTTTTTTCTGGGAATTTACCCAAAAACCAAGCAGGTAGTAAGTAAGAAGCAAATTCAGACTTAGTATGACGTGGAGGCATATTAATGATAAGGCGTTTACAATCTCCACGAGCAACTTTTTCAAAGGCAGCAGCCATTTTGGCATGATGATTCCCATCTATAAAGTTAGGCCAGACTTTGTGAACAAAGTCCATGAAATTTTCTTGGCAATTCTCTTTGTGTTTAGCATTTACGGTATTTTCTAGTTGTTCTAGCAGCGCCCGTAGCTGTGCATCGCTTAATCTATCTAGATTTTGGTCTAGTTGGACTAATTCTGAGTTTGACAACGCTTCAATCGTCGCTGCTGTCATATGATTCTACGTCAACGACGTCATTATCTGGTTCATTTTCTATCTTTTGTGGCACCGGAGTTACATCTACCGTGTTCATTTCCATCAAAAGACGTATTTTTTCACGCAATGCCGACTTTAATTCAGTTGAAGTTTGATGTGTAATCGTAATTTCTGACCGTTCTGTAAACAAATCCGACGCTTTTCCGAGCAATTCTAGTGCTTTTAGGGCTACTTTATGGTCTTCGCTCTCTGAAATCTCAAGCAGCCTATTAGTAACTATTGTTCTAACTTGAATTTTATCTTGAATTATCTGCCGTTCGTAATCATTAATGTATCTATATAGTGATACGGCAAATCCGGGGTTCTTTAACTGCTTTTCTCGTTCTGTTACCTCTGCAGACTTACTTAAAGCATCAAACATTTCAGCGGCTTTAGCGTTATCTTCAGCAGTCATATCAAAAGAAGCACCGAGTTCTTCAAGTAAAAGAGCTGTGTTTCCTGCTATTTTAGCACGGGCAACTGCGTCCTCACCCCTTTCAGGATAAGCGTTGCGTGGTATCGGTTTGTCGATAGTTGGTTCGACGTTTACAGGCATATAACCTTTTTGTGGGTTAAGTTAAATTTGATTATATATTATTTTTTATTTGCCGGGTACCTTTTTAGTGACGGGGGGGTTTTTGCAAAATATAATACCCCGGGTTTACCCTAATAAATTAAGGGGGTGGGGGGTAATTTTAAAAAGTTGGGATTGACTGTGCAAATCATTGTGTATGTGGGCGGTCGAGTAACCAGGCTGTATTTAGGGGGTGGGGTGTCTGTTATACCACTGCTACCTATTAGAACCCGTATACCTACTTAGTATTGTAGATTTCATTAGAACCAAGTAAGTTTACCTAGTAAGTATGGAATCTATTACTCTATTTACTATTGTAGATACTTATCGGAGGGAGTCGATTTTGTTTTTTGAAGGCGTTTTATTTTTAAGGTTGTCGGCTATATCTATTTGATTCTATTAGGTAATTCTTGTATAGATTTTACCTATTCTAAGATATGGTGCTATGATTATTACATGGAGGAAATGATACTTATCTTTCATGGTAACTTAACGACATGATGTCGCTAAGTATCTAACCTGTATCATGGAGATGTCAAACATGGATAAAAATTCCATTGACGATTTAGATTTATTGGGTGGCTCTGTTGGGGCTGATGGGAAGTATAACTTAACTCCTGATTCAGTTGTTCTTATAAAGAATACTGTCGCAGGATACAGTAGTGCTGAAACTGCAGGCGAAGAGGCTGAGGCTCAGAAAGATGCTTGGGCTTTCAATCTCAAGCGTTTGATGGAGTCGAATTCAAAATCGGTTTTGGTTTCGGGTTCGACTACTCCTGTAATTGAGATTAACTATGCACATTATAATGCTGTGCGTGCGTTATATCTTAATCAATGGGCTGTCATTCGTAAAATGGCTCTGCCGTTGACTGATGCTAATGAGAAAACTTGCTCTAAGGCATTCGAGCGTTGCTTTAGTAGGACAGGACTTTCCGTTCCTAATTCGGATAATCCTAAGTCTATTGCGAAGCGTGAGAAAGACCAAAAGGAAGCCAAGCGTCTCGAGGGTATCCCTGATTTGAAAGTCGCTATTGCTGATTCGGTTCAGCGTGGTGATTTCGAGGAAGCAGGTCGGCTTAAGAAAGAGGGAATGCGTCGTGAGAAACAGGCTAACAAAGATGTTCTCACTACACTTGAGCCTAGCAAGAAAGCATTGAATGCTCTCATTAAAGATTCGATTGATGAAGATAAAATCAATCTTTGTATTGCTTGGTTCGAAGGTCGCATTAAACTTGAGCCTAAGAAACAAGTTAGTCGTGCTGTTTAACCTGTAGTTCTTTGCTACCTAGCGACATGGTGTCGCTAGGTTTCTTTTTCTTTTTAGGAGATGTTATGGATAATTCCATTGGGTATTTAAAGTTGTCTACTTGGGTGATTGTTGGTAAAGACAAGCACGGTCGTGAACAGGGCAAGCGTGTTTCTTTATATAATTGCCGTTGTGACTTTAGTCACATTGATATGAAAATTGCTGAGTTCGTTAAACTCAATCCTAACTATTCTAAGTTAACGGTTGAAGCAGAGTTTATTGCTCGTGATGCTATGTTAGTTCGTTTTCCTAGTAATCACGTTGGCATTCCTGTTCGTGATTAATCTCAGAACCACTTCGGTGGTTCTTTCGAACCAGTTTTAACCAGTTCTATAAAACCAGTTTTTAGAACCAGTTCTTCCCCATAGCAACGTAGTAGTCAACGCTTAAGCCAACGGCAACGCCATCGCTTGACGCAACGCAATAGCCTGTTTTGATGTGATACACGTAGTGTATCACACTTTTCATCGGCCTGCAAATCTTTTTAATCACACAGAATCTTTAGCACCACGTGATTGGCCCCCATTTGTTCCGAAAATAGCCCCTAATGTTCCTGTAATGTTCCTAGCAAGTCATTGATTTTAAAGCAATGTTCTAATGTTCCTAATGTTCGAGGATTTTACTTGGCTAGAAAAATTTATTTTCGCATCTCTAAAGACCCTCTTTAGCACATGCATTATCTTGCACATCAATTCAATTTCCCCTTTTTTATCTTCGTTCCTAGTAAAGTAATTTTTAAGAACATTAAGAACATTAGAACATTACCACTTAACTTATTGATTTCATTGAATTTCTTTTGTACCTTTTTCATTTCCATTTTCGAACATTGCAGAACATTCCGAACACTACTCGTAAGTCATTGATATTGCTCAATAATCGCTTGCTACTTGGACTTGACATTGTACAGTTTATGTGTTATACTACAACTATGTTGTAGAAATAAAAATTACCCAGCGTTTTTGCTTTGCTCGTATCACGTATCTTTGTTTGTAGTCCAACCACTTTGCGACACCATGTCGCTAAATCTTTATAGGAGATGTATATGTATCTATGTTATGCAGTTATTACCCAAGAGTGCGAGGGTGAAGTAAAACCCGAACGCAACGCATTAGGCTATCGTGTGTGTCTGGCCTGTGGCGACAAAATCGCTCGTGTCCAATCTATGTGGAAAGAAAGCATGGTGCAACCATGCAACAAATCTACACCAACGTATATCAGCGACCCTGATTTGCTCAAGCAGTTAAACCCAAAAAGAACGGAGGTGTAGTATGGCAGTCCCACAACAGACAATTCCACAAGACGAATGGGAAAAGAAAATGTACGAGTTCCAAAACTTATACGCACGAGCGAACCTGCATCAGCGTCAGCAGTTCATGGGTAACTTTAAGGTATTGCAGTATGTTAAAGAATGCCTGCCGTATGACCCAACTAATCCGTTGCAAGAAAGTATTGATGATTAACCAACCACTTAGCGACACGATGTCGCTAAATAACCAAAGGAGATGTAAATGAGAATCGAAATAAAAGCCCATGTTGCTGAGAACATCGAGAAACGCAAAGCCAATAAGCAACTGCGTGAGTTCCGAAACAATTGGAGTCTACGCTACCAAGAAGAGATGGAGATGCTACTTGCCCCCAACGAGGAAGACTACTTAGGTGTGAGTGGTAGTTCAGCAGTTAGTCCGTCGAACTCTAATCCTTATACCGTACTCAAGAACCATGTGAGTTTAGCAGTTCGCCAACTAAACGAAGCAACGAAGAACGGTGTGCGTCTAGACCAAAAGAACTTTGTATTACTAGATGTTGCTAGTAACTTAGCCGATGCAATTAAACAATGCGATAGATTGGAGGATTGAAATGAGTAAGCAATTAGTGCAAGCGTGGTTTAAGAATAGACCTGTTGTGGATGTGTCCTTTAAAGATAATTCATTTGCGTCTCTTGGTGATGTAGATGTAGAAGTGGTGGTCAAGTTTACATTCGAGGATAACTTTTGCGATGGTTGTTTTGAATGGCGATATAACTTTGCCTTTTCGGATTACACCGACGCTAGAGAAAACTACATGGAGAGTATTAGTGACTACATGAAGGATACGCTAGGTGTAGACACCCAAGACTACGGCTACCCACAGATATTTCAGATGGTAATTAACGAGAAAGGTGGTATGAAATGATTGATATATTTTTCTTTTTTATTAGTGCTTTAGTTTTAATTCTTATATGGGGGATTCAATGATGCAGATATGCGAAGATGGATACGCAGGTTCAAGACCTGTTGAAGAAGTAGAAGATGATGCTGAGTGTAGTTTTTCGTGGCACTACAGAATTATACGTCATATTGACTCACGCTTTCCTGATGAAGAGCCGTATGAAACTGCTCACGAATTTATTATTGGTGACGAAGAATACGCTAGTTTTTCATTCAGCGTGGCAACTGCTATGAGTAAAGAAGAAGCACAACGTATAAGAAATGCTTTTGATTACCCACCTGTAATAGAAGTAGACGAGGCCGACTTTGAATTTGAAGAGACTGATTTCGGGCCTTTCCCTAGATACAAGAAGTATACGTGGTTAGACAGAACCGTTAAACAAGGAGGTTGATATGCAACTTAGAAGAAGAAACCCTGATGATAACCTCACAGGCAAAGACTTAGACCAAGTAATGAAAGAGATGCGACTCATGTCACAAGAGAAGCATTGGGGTGAGCGTTGCGACGTGCATCAGGACGGATGTCCCACGTGTGATGCTTGGAAACATTTTGATAAAACAGGGGAGGTATTGAGATGAAACAAACTAAACGCAGTACACCATACGAGGGCGACGACATAGCCGAGTGGATTAAACAAAACAGGTCGCAGTCAACAACGTCTCACGCATTTAGAGATGCGAAGTATGCCGAGTGGTTAGAAAAAGATGATGAGATGTCGGACATGAAACTGTTTGCGTATGAGTTTATGTTAGTCGCATTACCTGCAATCGTCTTAACTATTGTTTTAGTAGTGTGTGTTTTTAAAGTCGTAGGAGTTTTTAACTAAACCACTTGGCGACATGATGTCGCTAAGTATCAACCGAGAAGGAGAATCAAAATGGCAGTTATTAATAAAGGTATTTCCAAAGCAGTTAAAGAAGAGTTCATCAACGGCACGCATCACCCTGATGCAATGCTAACTAAACTCGCACATCTGAACACCGATGACAATCGCAGAGCCTACATCGTTGGGCTTACTAAAGCATTGCGTGAGAAGTATGGCATGGAAACTAAACGTGATAAACGGTTTGGCAAGAGTAGGAAAAAGCCTAGCGTTAAGAAGCCGACGGTACAACCGACGACACAAAAGCCAATAGGTCAGCAGATTGCAGAATCTCTGTTCGGTGCAGGGCTTATCGGTCAGAAGAAGTATACAGGCTTTAATGGCGATGGTGAGAATACACCGTATGAGGATAGCAAATACTTTGTGCCACAACGCATTAGCGACGAGGACAAGATAATCGAGGAGTATATCAAGAAAGACGATGAGTTGCGAGCATTGCAAATGAAGTACGACGACTTATCAGACGGTGTTGCAGAACTAAAGCGTGAGATTGCTCGCTTGCAAGTAATCATATCTTATTTAGAAGGGAGGAAGTAATGGCAACCACATACGGTACAAATGCATATAACTCGGCAAGGATAAAGCCGATTGCTAATTACGAAGATGCGAAGCAAAGGTTTGATACTGTCGTGCCTATTCGTGGTAGGTTGGAAGACGTCAGACCTCTTGGCGAGAAGCGTAGTTATTCTTGGTTCAGAATAAAGAAGAACCTCATATCTGTGGAACATCCTGATGAGCCATTGGGTAGGTACGAGTATACGTATTCATGCAACATCAACGAGGCTAAGATTATAGAGTTCTTTAACAATGGCGACGTTGGTTTGTACTTTAACTTTTGGAAGGGGCCGACGCTGTTCGGATTCGTAACCTATACTCTAGCAAACGACATAGGCAGAATAGAATCTTGTAAAGGTAAGTGGTATTTTATTAACAGTAGGGGCGAGGGCTATCCCTTTGTCGGAAAAATTAGGCTGACTAAAGATGGTGATGCTTTCATACCTAAAGATATTAAGCCTGAGAAGAAGTATTCACTAAACCGTAAGATGATGAACGCATTACGCAAAAGATATTCGTTCTTTATTGACTACGGTAAGACTTGCTTGTCTATGAATCCTATAATACAAAGGATTAAAGAACCTGTTGCAATTAAGAATGTGCCTGATGCATTCGTGAAGAAAGGTCTTAACTTTGAATACCCTAAGTTATTACCGTATAAATATTCGCATTGTGATAATGAGGAAACCAAACTGGGTAGGTTGGGATTACTTGGTGGCTTAGCATACTATGAGAAGCATCAAGACCTAGAACTTCTATATGAACTGATGATGTATGTTGCTATATATTCAGGCAGATGGATTTGGTCTAATCAAAACGAGGTAAATTGTCACCCTGAAGATTTTGTAGGGACATTCGAAGAAGTATTGAAGTATGAGTACAGTGATAGTCTATATGTACAAACTGAGCAACCTGTCGGCTCTATCTTTAACGACAAGAACAAGAAGTATTTTAATGTTGTATAACCATCTACTTGGCGACATCATGTCGCAAAGTAACTTAACCAAGAAGGAGAATTAAATATGGCAAATGTATTCCTAAACAAAACTGCAACTCTCAAAGAAGCAGAAGACTTAATCCTCGCAGTAGGCTCTGATACCACGTTTCATTTAATGGGTGAACCTGGGGTCGGTAAAACATCTATGTTCAAGAATTTAGTTACAAGAACTGGCTATAAGGGCATTTACATTGACGCACCAAACGTAGAATTAGGTGAGTTAGGTATTCCAATTCCTGACCATGAAACTAAAACTACTCGCATCTATCCTAACGAGCAATGGGGCTTTCATATCAACCAACCAAAAGTAATCTTTATCGACGAGTTTACTAAGGCTCATCAAGCAGTTAAGAACATGATGCACCCAATGCTTAACGACCCACGCATGATTATGGGTATGCCACTACACCCCAACGACATAGTCATAACTGCAGGTAATTATACAGGCGACGGTGTAGGCGATACTATGATGGCTCACTCCAGAAACCGTATAAGCATAATCAATATTAAGAAACCACACGCTGGGTTTAATGTTGACGGCTCTATTGATAGTAATTCATGGGGTGCATGGGCTATCGCTAATGATATTGCACCTGAGATATTGGCATGGGTTAAGCAACATCCTGAGTTGTTGGCATCATATCTTGACGCATCGCAAGAGCAGAACAAGTACATCTTCAACCCTAAAGAAGCACAGAAGTCTTTTGTTTCACCACGTTCTCTTGCTAGAGCATCAAACATTATTAGCAGACGAGATAGGGTAACGGAGAACGTAATCGTTTGTGCGTTAGAAGGTACGATTGGGGCAGCAGCAGCTCGTGACTTAATGACCTTTGTATCCGTAGCCGACTCGCTTCCAAGTTGGGAGGACATCATTAAGAATCCACAGGTTGCACAAGTACCTGACTCACCCGTTGCGTTATGTATGCTTGCTTTTAGTGCAGTACAAAGAGTCGAGCGAGATACCATCGGTAAGTTCTTCACATACCTCAAGAGGACACCGAAGGAGTTGCAGTCTGTGTTCTGCCTCACAGGTATGAAGAGCGATGATAAGAAGAAGTTGTTTCTTACAAGCCAACCGTTCGTGGATTGGATGCGTGAGAACCAATACTTATTTTAGTAGTAAAGCAGTAGAACTTGGCGACATAATGTCGCTAAGTAACTTAACCAAGAAGGAGTAACTATGTTAGATAAAGAAAAAATGATTGGCGATACCGAAGCGTTGAGAGATAGTATCGGTGAAGTATGTGGTGAGGGTGATTATAGTTTAGGTGTAGTTATGACTGCACTCACTGCTCTGCTAATAGATACTGCGTTAGACCAAGCAGAGATGGACCCTTATGAATTGATTGGTAAGTTTTCGGCTATGACTTTGGCTTATGCAGAAAAGTTAAAAACCGAAGCCGACGACACTAAAGAAATTGAAGAAGCATTTAACGAGAAAGGAGTAACACAATGGCTAAACTAACTGCCGAACAACGCATCGAGAGATGCCACGTACAACTAATGAAACATCCGAACTTCTGTTTGTTCTCAGGGTTATTTATGATTGGTGGGGTAAGCGTGCAAGATGATGTGCCGACTGCTAAGACCAACGGCTTAGACGTTATCTATGGGCGTGAGTTCGTGGATAAACTTAGCGACAAGGCTCTAGGCTTTCTTGTCTTACATGAGAATATGCACAAGGCTTATCGTCATATGATTGTATGGAAATCTTTATACAAGAAGAACCCAACACTCGCTAACATGGCATGTGACTTTGTTATTAATATACAGTTGCATGACTACGACCCTGAAGGAAAGGTTATAGAGTTTCCTCTTGATGATAACGGTGAACCTATGGGTTGCCTCGATGAAGCCTATCGTGGTATGGATGCACATCAAGTCTTCCTGATACTAGAGAAGAAGTTAGGCGAAGACTATGGCAAAGGCAGAGGTGGTAAAGGTAGAGGTAAGGGCGAAGGTGATGACAATGGTCAAGGCGAAGCCGACGGTGATGGTGAATTCCAGTCTTTAGATGAGCATGACTGGGAAGGTGCTGATGCTATGTCAGAGAAAGAGGTGCAGGCTAATGCCAAGGAAATCGAAGACGCATTGCGTCAAGGTTCTATGTTAGCAGGTAAGATGAACGGCAATGTATCCAGAGAGATAGACGAATTGCTCACACCTAAGATTGATTGGAAGGAAGCATTGCGTGAGTTCATCAAGACATCTACTCAAGGCAAAGACCAAACAACATGGAAGCGATTGCATAAGCGTTACATCGGTATGGATATTATTATGCCGTCGTCATACTCCGAGAAGATTGGTTCTATTGCTGTCGGTGTTGATGTATCAGGGTCATGCTACCACGACTTACCTAACTTTTTATCAGAGTTTAAATCTATCTGCGATGAAGTTAGTCCTGAGTGTGTGCATCTATTGTATTGGGATTCATCAGTAGAGAAGCATGAGGTATATGTAGGCAACGAAGTAGCAGATGCAATCAATCATACTCAAGCAGTAGGTGGTGGTGGTACTAACCCTGAGTGTGTGCCTAGATACTTGAATAAAGAATCTATATCTCCTGAGTGCTTAGTTGTATTCACCGACGGATATATAGGTTCGCAGAACCCTAAGCACTGGGATTTAATATCACCTACTCCTGTGCTATGGTGCATCAAAGGTAATCCAAATTTTGATTTAGATGTAGTAGGTAAAGTTGTATATGTTGAGTAGTAAGTATAAGAAGTGGTTCGACAAACGTGCCGTTGAGGGTGGTAAGTGGGGGGTTATAAAGTTGCATAAACACTACTACTCTCATAAAAGTTTTGATGTCGTTGAGCATGTTGTGTATTCAGCATGCCCAGTACTTAACTTACCAAAGCATAGTAATGTCGAAGTATTACGAAATGACTTAACCAAAGACGAAGCAATGGCTATGGAAAAGTTTTTAAATTTTGCAGAACAGGATACTTTGCGACATCATGTCGCTAAGTATCCACCAACATAACCAAGAAGGAGTAATGTATGTCAGAAAATAATATCAGTATTGCATCATCAGCGATGTTAGTCGAGATGTCTATCAGCACATGGACTGCACGCAAGTTAGATAAGAAGGTATCAGCCGAGGTCGATGTATCGAAAGGGACTAAGACCAACGCAGGTAACTACAACAAAAACTTACTTGCGGGTACAGGCTTTCTTGATACGATAATAAAGTATGCGGCTAACGCTAGGGCTTGGCACATCTCTCAGACTTTACCGTGGTCTGATAATGGGTTACGCTTACTTCCAGTATCTAACTTCGTCAACTACAAGAAGCAACTTACTGTGCTTGAAGAAAACTACATGGCTTTAGTAGGTAAGTTCCTCATAGCATATCCTAATCTAGTGAGTGCGGCGGCTTTTCAGTTAGGTGATTTGTTTAATCGTGACGAGTATCCTGACGCAGATAAGATAGCGACTAGGTTCAAGTTCAACGTAAACTTTATGCCTGTGCCTACTAGTGGTGACTTCCGTATAGACATAGGTGAAGAAGCCAAGAATGAAATTATGCAGTCGTGCAACAACGCTTACGATGAACGTCTTAACTTAGCAATGCGTCATGCATGGAATAGATTACACGAGTGCCTTCTGCGTATGAGCGATAGACTACAAGTTGATTTAGTTGATAGCGAAGAAGATGATGGGAGTACGGGTAAGAAGTTTAAACCCCGTGTATTCAGAGACACCTTAGTAGAGAACGCTGTAGAGTTAGTAGATATGCTGAAACATTTTAACCTTACTAATGACACAACGCTTGAGCAAGCACGACTTGATTTGCATAACGCAATCATGCATCAGGATGCCGACTCACTAAGAGATAACGTGTTCGCTCGTGAGGAAGTAAAGCGTAAGGTAGATAGTATTTTAAATAAATTTAACTTTTGATAGGAGGTATATATGTTGACACAAATTAATAAGATAGGTATGTCTAATGCTAACAAGTCTGTAGAACTTGAACCTAAACTAGGCGATTACATTGATGCAGTCGCAATGCTCAAGCCCTTGTGCAATTTTGTTGCAGAGGATGGTAACGTATCAAAAGAGTGGAGGGATTACATAAACGAGGAGGGTAAGAAAGATAGAAAGACATTTGAGTTTTTATCCTCTGTGCAAGTGTACGAGAACGGTGAACACTTAGGTAATGTAGGTATAGCAAATATATACCGTAGAAGCGAGGGTGGAAACATCCCTGTTTACTTTGTAGATTCTTTTCGTATCTCTAAGGAAAGGGGTAAGCAAAACAGGACGTTTAGTAAGCACTTAAAGGTAGCATTGCGTGAAGCCAATAAAGCATTTATACCTAGAGCGAATCAAGAACTGATAGCGCAGATTAGTCAGCATGTTAGTTATAGACTCGGTCATATTGTATCCAATAATTACAACCAAGCAAAGTGGTGTATGGATGCTGATGCCGAGGCAATGAACTATGCGTATCTAGCATACAAGGCAAGGCTACGTGGTGAGACTACCGTAACACTGCCGACTGTGTTGTCAACTGCAAACAGTAGACGCAATGATATGGACTTTGACAAGTATATGGAAAGGTATGATGAGTCCAAGAAACTTACCGACCACTATAACAATATAGGTGGCAACGGTAATATAGGTTATGCAGTACAGGCTAAGTCAGATAAAAGTTTTGTTGTATGCAACTACGACAAGAGCGACCCTAATACTTTGTACAAATATAAATCACTGGATGATATGCCCAAACATCTAGCCGATAAAATATCTGCTCTTAAGTTATTAGATATTGATGAGCCTGTCGGACATATTGGAGTTAAGGTACATCCTGATTCTTATAGTGAAAATGGCAGTAACCTCGAATACTATTATTTAGTTTCGGGTGATATAATATTTGGGTAACCCTTCTTGGTTACATACAAATGTAATGCCGTATACTTATCTAGCATGATGTGGATATATAGCGTCGGGAAACCGAGCATCTCCGATAACACAAGTAGGATGTGAATCTGCTTAACCCTACACACTAAGCCCTCTTCGGAGGGCTTTTTTATTGGCTACTTGGCGACATCATGTCGCTAAGTTCCTATTGTTTGCACCTATAAAAATAATTAAAAAATATTTTAAAAACCTATTGCTTTATTGTTTTGTTTAAGACTATACTGTGTCAATAGATTAAAAAATAAATAGGAAAAGTAAACGATGTCCACACCTGAATATAAGGTCAAGGCTATTGTCACAGATATACTTGACGAGCATGATGTATATTATTTTAAACCTGCAACGCATGGCTATGGTAGGTCAGGCGTGCCTGATGTAGTTGCGTGCTACAACGGTGTGTTCATTGCCATCGAATGTAAGGCAGGGTCAAACAAACCAACTAAATTACAAGAGCGAGAGATAGCCCGTATCAAAGCGGCAGGGGGCATTGCGCTCGTCATTAATGCTGACAACACTAGCGACCTAGTCAAACTAATCGCTCGACTTCGCACCAGTTCTTTGAAAGGAAACCAAGATGAATAAAGATGATGTGCTAGATAGCGTAGAGACTATGTTAGCCTATTTGATTTGTGGTGAGTCCAAAGATATAAGTAAAATTATAAATCCAAACCCACACAGAAATGTTACAGGGGAAGAGTTTGACATTGGCGAGATATTAAATTTTGAACCTATGCTACCCAAACAAGCATACACTTGCGTTGAAGATGATAGATTGGTTGCGTGTGACCATAATCTGCTTCTAAATACACCACAAGATATTTTAGGGGATAGTTCCGAGATAGTCCTATTGAGCGATGGTGTGGTGAAATGGTCAGGATATAGAAAACTAAAAAAACGGCCTCACAACGTTTGGGTTTCTACACCTAATGCTAGTTTATATGAATGGCACTACAGGGAGATATACCTTAATGGTATGGAAAGTTACGGTAAAAGAATTGTGGCTTTTAGTAAACACGGGAGACCTGTTACTGCTTTAGTATCGGGTAGTAAAGGTGGTGCAGGTAATGATAGTTTGTATGCAGTATTTGCAGCTTCTGTTATTGAAGATGCCCATAGACCAAATGTATTAAAAGCGACAGTTAAAGATAGCACTAGCCTAGTTTTTCCTGTTCCGTTGGGAGAACATAAAGAAATATTTGCTTTGCGTGATGCCCCTCTTACAGCATCAGGTAGGAAGAAAGCAATTTTACATTGGGTTAAAAAATATACTAGAAAAAATGTGAATGTCGTTGCCGACGTTAAGCAACATTGGAGGGGTGTTAGAGAAATAGAAATTGACAACTTTAGTATTAAATTAGAAGAAACAAAATTACCAACTTAAGGAAATTAAAATGGATGCCCCAAAAATTAACGACGGAGTAGCAATCGTATTAGCACGGATGGAAACACATCCTGAAGAGTTTTATACAACTGCAACGGACAAGTGGAAGTTTATTTACAGCGACTACTTTAAAGACGCAATGAGTGAAACGGAAAAGGGCATGATATACGACAAGATTAAAGAGATTCGCAAAGCCGAATTCACTACAAAAGTTATGTTTACTATGACTAAGGATGACGAAGTTCGATTAGAAGGTTTTGGTCAGTCACCACTTTGGGGACAAGGCACAGGCGTAACTTACAAATGAACATAATCACATTAGATTTTGAAACGTATTACTCACAAGACTTTAGTTTAAGCAAGATGCCTACTGAAGAGTATGTGCGTAGCGACGATTTTCAAGTTATTGGTGTATCTATTAAGGAGAACAACGGTGAAGCCGAATGGTTTGATGGAAGGAATAACGAATTGGGTGATGTGTTCGCTAGGTATAATTTTGCTGATTCTTTTGTCCTCGCTCACAATGCTATGTTTGATAGCGCTATATTATCTTGGACGTATGGCATTAAACCTTTCGCATGGCTCGATACATTGTCTATGGCAAGGGCTACTGATGGTTTAGAAGTAGGTAATAGTTTGGCTAAGTTGGCTGAACGCTATGGCCTAGGCGTAAAGGGTTCTGAAGTAATAGACGCCAAAGGTAAACGAATTGCTGACTTTACCGAAACGGAATTAAAACAGTATGGCGAATATTGTAAGAATGATGTTGAAATGACTTATAAACTTTTTGACATTCTTGTTGACCGTTTTAGTAAATCCGAATTGCAATTAATCAGTTTAACCATAAAGATGTATTCCGAGCCAGTTCTACACCTTGATAGCCTTTTGCTTCAACAACATCTTATTCAAGTTAAAGAACGTAAAGAGCAATTACTTGATGCTTGTATATCAGACAAAGACACATTGATGTCCAATCCCAAGTTTGCCGAATTATTAATTAGTCTTGGTGTTGAACCGCCAATGAAAGAAAGCCCTGCTAATGGAAAACAAACTTATGCATTTGCTAAATCTGATGAAGGATTCAAAGCCCTCCTTGAATATCCCGACGAGCGGGTTCAAGCACTTGTATCAGCAAGACTTGGAACAAAGAGTACCCTTGAAGAAACAAGAACCCAACGATTCATTGATATCTCACTTCGAGGTAAAATGCCTGTCCCCTTGCGATATTACGCCGCACACACAGGACGATGGGGTGGAGATGATAAACTCAATCTCCAAAACCTACCGAGAAAATCTCTCCTTAAGTCAAGCATATGCGCACCTCGTGGAAGCATCCTTATCGACGCCGACTCCTCACAAATCGAAGCTAGAACAGTTGCTTGGCTTGCTGGTCAGAACGACCTCGTAGTAGCCTTTGAAAGGAAAGAAGATGTCTATAAGATTATGGCGAGCAGTATTTATAACAAAGCGGTCGAAGACATTACGGATTCGGAAAGGTTCGTGGGTAAGACGACAATCCTCGGCGCAGGCTATGGTATGGGTGCAACAAAGTTTGCTATACAACTCAAAACTTTTGGCGTGGAAATCGAGGAGCAGGAAGCGAAGAGAATTATCGACGTGTACCGTGCAACCTATCCAAGAATTCCCGAATTGTGGAAGGAAGCAAATCGTTCCCTTGACGCTATGGCACAAAAGAAAACTTGTCAAGTTGGGTGTCAACCCGAAGCACTTAGCCTTACGGCATCAGGTTTTTTACTACCAAGTGGACTCTATCTCAATTACACAGACCTTAGACGAGACGATGACGCATATAGTTATGGAAGTAAACGAGGTCGTGTGAAGATTTACGGCGGGAAGGTAGTGGAAAACTTATGTCAGGCTGTAGCACGATGCATTATAGGTGAGCAGATGTTGCGTATAGCCAAGCGTTATAAAGTAGCACTCACGGTTCACGATGCGGTCATGGCAGTTGTACCCGAAGAAGAACGAGATGAAGCAATTCGTTACATACATGATTGTATGAATTGGAGACCGAGCTGGGCATTAACATTACCCCTTGCTTGTGAAATAGGTGTAGGTAAAAACTATGCCGATTGTAGTAAAAAAATGCCAATAGAAAAGTGGGGGTTGTGATGAAGTGGTCATATTCCTCAATTAGTTTGTTCCAACAGTGTCCACGCAAGTATTACCATCTGCGTGTTGTTAAAGATATTGTTGAGCCTGAGTCAGAAGCTATGCTATACGGCACACTCGTGCATAAGGCGGCAGAAGATTATATTAATAGCGACATCCAGATCCCTGAGAAGTTCTCATATATTACGCCAGCATTGGATATGTTAAAGAAGATTCCTGGTGAAAAGCTATGCGAATACAAGATGGGTTTGACGAAAGATTTAAAGCCATGCGATTTCTTCGGTGATGACGTTTGGTTCAGGGGCGTAGCCGATTTGCTTGTTGTTCAAGATGATATTGCACATATTGTTGACTACAAAACAGGTAAGAGTTCGCAGTATGCCGACGTTAAACAACTTGAGTTAATGGCACTTGCCGTATTTAAACACTTCCCTAATATAACAAAAGTCAAAGCTGGGCTTGCCTTTTTGGTTGCCAACGACCTCGTGACAGCCTCTTATATAAAAGAATCTGAAGCGCAGACTTGGCTTAAATGGGTACAAGAAACGAATAGACTACAAGCATCATATGATAACGACGTGTGGAATGCTAAGCCTAACTTTACTTGTAAGAAATTTTGTGCAGTAAAAACATGTGAACATAATGGAAAAGGACAATGGCGATGATAGGTGATGATGATTTACGGGATTTGTTTGCTATGTTTGCAATGAACGGGATAGTAAGTATGGGTATAAACGGGGGCATTGTTGATAAAGTAGCTGAGAACGCCTACATAATGGCTGATGCAATGATGGAAGCAAGAATTAAAGAGGAAAGTTATGCCGAAAAAGGAATTACCGCAATCAAAAAAAGACGCCCAAGAAAGATGGACTAATGATGGTATGACTCAACAAGAAGTTGCGGAAGCATTGGGTATGAAGAGACAGACAGTAAACAATATTGAGAAGACAGCATTGCGTAAAGTAAAGAATAAGTTAAACCGTTTGTATAAGAAGGAAGATTTAATTTGATTAATTGAGGAGAATTAATGTGTACAGATTATATGATGAAGATGGCGACTTCATGCGTGTAGTTAAACGTAAAGAGGAAGCAGAACATTTTGTTAAGTTTTATGGTTGGACAATGAAGTTTTTTAGACAGCCCAAGAAAGAAAAGGAAGCACTAAAAAACATGGAGGAAGCGATGCTATGATTGCGCAAAAGATTATGCACATAAAAAACGATTGGCTAAGAAGACCTCTATGGGTGCTATGGTTTCCATGTGAGTATGCAATTTTATGTCACGACCATCGCTTCAATAATAACTTTGGTATGTGGGTTAGAACTGTATTTATTTTAGGTTGGAGGGGCATATGAAAGATGTTGTAATTATGTGGGCATTGATGGTGGGTACAATTTGCATATTTTGTGTATTTGGTATGTTACTTACCCCTGACAAGCAAACGCATTGGGGTGTCAAGAATTGTGAGTTGGCTGAGATTAGCCCTGACTTCACACCGAAAGAGAAAGCAGATTGCAGAAAGATGAGGACGAAATGATATTTACATTCGCAAAAGAAGGTGATGGCACGGTTTATGAAGATAACCAAGTCAACGTTGGGATGGAGTTTAAGGCAGTCATGCTAGATGAAATTGTGGCTAACTTTGAAGACTTTTTAAAGGGATGTGGGTTTGTGTTTGAAGGACACTTGGAATTTGTAAAGGGTGAGAAATGAATGAAAACACCATGCATTTATTATTAGAAATCAATCGACTTAAAGCTGAAATTTTAGTAAAAGATACCGAGATAGAAGTGTTGAAAAAAGAACTAGCACTACAAAAGCTATCTGATATTAGCCAAGAGATTGAAGACCGAGACTCTGCTATCTATGCAACTGGTTATTGGAAAGGTGTTGAGTATAAAAAACCTCGTGAACTAACCAACGATGAAATTATGGAGGTGGCTAATGAAGTGTTTAACACATACAAAAACTGGGGCTACTACCAAATAGATTTTGCAAGAGCTATATTAAAGAAAGCGAGTGAACGTGCATAAAAATGTATTTTTTATAAATATTAAGTGCATAAAAGTGTACAAGTCAAAGCCTGTATTTAAATTTAACAGGGCAAAACCTGTACACAAACCCTACAAAAAGTTAGGGTAAATGTAGATTTGTACGAAAAAGTGTGTAAGTGTACGAAAAAGTTTGAGTTTCCAAGTAATTGTACGATTTTGTGTGTTGTGTGGAAATTTACCGAGCGGTAATAAATCAGGTGTAATCGGGTGTAAGAATGGGTTTAATTACCGAGCGGTAATGATTCATAAGTTAAGCATTAAGTGGGTTAAGGATTCATTTATGAGTCATTCGGTATTCATGAATTTTGAATAAATGTGTAGTTTGTTACTCATTTTGTACATTTGTTAACGTTTTTGTGCATTATAGGTAACATTTTGTAGTTTATTTTTTAACTTATAGGTATCAATTTAAGGGGGAAGTATGAGCATATGGGATTTATCAAATAAGGTTGAGTCAGTTAGTTTTCGATTAGATTCAATCAAGGCAATCATAGAGTTAGTTGCTGAGGGTATTCAAGACAACGCATATAGCAGTCCGTTGTGGGGCGTTGTTGATATGCTTGAAGTATATTCAAAGCAGTTAGAAAAATTATCCGAAGAAGCAATGGAGTTACATAAAGAATCAAAAATCGTTGTCGAGAAAGCAACGCCTGTAGCCATTAAAGCAACGAAAGGAAAAAAATGAATCACGAAGAAATGAATGAAATACTTAAGGCTGAGAAGGTATTTCTTACGGCACAGA